TCATTCGCAATGCGGTCGGCTTCTTTTGCTGCGTCTTCAAACTCTTGTATGCGTTTATTAGCGCGTTCACGCATCTCATCTAAAACGTCTTTGCCAGAATCTTTCTTTTTTCTACCAGCCATAACTAACTTCTTTGCTTCGTTATATGGAATGCCAAGGTCATCAGCAAACTGTTTAATTCTAACCATGTTCCTATCCTACACTATTTTTTTCTAGTCAACCAGCTTTACAATATACTCTTTGCCATCGATGCCAACAGCCACTTCAACCTGACGTTTCTCACACGAATAACGTGTGTCTTTTCTATCCTTCCAGCCATTGCGTTCTATCTGACGTTTCATCTTCAAACACTCAGACATGCTCATAGGTCCGGTGTGCTCTATGATACCACCGCTGAGATACAGCAACAATGTCATTGTTTTAGTGACCACCGTTTCGCAACTTCTCTAAATTCTGTTCAAGATTACTTATGCGCTTTTCATAAAAGTCTAACGTGAGCTTCTGCTGCTGGTCATGCGGTGCTCGGCCCTCGTCTATTTGTTTTGCCAGTTCATCCAACTGGTCCGCTAGATGTTCTATCAACATAAACTGTTCTGAGTCTGCTGGCAGACTACCCATTTCACCACGGGGCCACTTAATACGAAATTCTGTGTTATGCTCCAGATCAGATTTCATCATCGTGATGTTGGTCTCAATGGTATTTAATCTTTCGATAATCGAAAAATAGGCAAAAGTTGCCAAAGATGCGGCAGCAACCATAGAAATGATATTACGAAGTGGCAGTGCTACTTCCGTATTTTCACTCAGTTTGGGCATTTAGCTCTTCTCGTGGTTGAGCCAAACTGCAAAAGCACCAGCTAAAACGCCCGTTACGACACTAACTAGAGCCGCCTGTTGAGCAGTAGGGTCTTGCAATCCCATGAACCACTCCACTACCCGCCAAGCGGATATTGACATCCCAATCATCATCAAGCGGGGTAGTATCTTCCACTTGAGAAATCTTTCCATTGTTATCTCTGCCACGATTCTTTCTCGCCTGTTCTTCTGTTGTACGTTGTGAATGATCAAATACCATTACTTCTTCCTGAACTTGTCCAGTCCTTTTATCCCTAGTGCGGCACTGCACACAAGGAAAACCAAATATTGATACCAGTCCGGCAGTTCATTCAAGCGGTCAAAGCCATTCTTAACCACTTGTTCCATGCCCGGAATGAAAACTAAAATCACGGGGATAAGTATAATCACCGTGACTATTTCATCTTTGATTGAGGATTTTGTAGACTCAGCCATAATCAATTCCCACTTGGAATCGTGGGTGGCTGCGGTCTTCATTATCTCCGCTTTCGCTTCCGCCTCAGTTTGCGCAAGAGTTGCTTTCGCTTTTTGCTTGGATACCTGACCCTCAACAAACGATCCAGCCAGTGAAGCAATGGGTCCAATAAGAGCCTGAAACATATCATTGATTCCTCTTCAAATCAGCTTGTGTGTCGATGCGGTACACGTTAACAAGGTTACGATCTTCCGCAATCTGTTCCTGTAAGTTCTGACGCTGCTGCGCTAACTCATACGCCTGCATCAGCCGAGCCTGATCAATCTGGAAGTCCATCGCATCGTTCATCGCCTTGCGCTGAATCTCCTGCGTATCGTTCTGTAACTCCTGCTGACGGATAGCAACAAGCGGGTCAGGCTGTTGTGGTGGTGTCAGTAGCGGTGCCAACTGCTCTGTTGTGTCAGCAATCTGTTGCGCGACTGCTGCTTCCAATGCGTCAGGATTGATTTGAGGCATAGGCTCCCCAGCCTGTTGACTAGCTTGCATGAACATGTCTTGCACCAAATCACGAGCATGCATAGCCACATGCTGCTGAACGTGAGACTGCAACATCATAAACGCCTGTGGGTTAGAAGCCGTAGCTGGCTGTTGCAACATGGCTGCATGAACACGAATATGTGCAATGTGATCCTGTTGCGGAAACGCCTGTATCATCTGACCAGACAACACATTTGCGTTTTCCATGCCGGGGTCTACAGGTTGTGGCGGTTGTGGCGGCGGCAGAATGTTGTCGATGTTCTTGATATCCAGTGCATCATACATACGACGATAAGCCTCGTACATATTGTGCATCTGCGGTGCAGCCTGCGCCAACTGAAGCTGTGTCTGTGCCAACGACAGCCGTTGCGCCATAGAAAAGATCGACGGGTCGGATACTGGGAGAACGTCTACCCGCCCGTCGAAGTCCTGCGCCATAATCTCAGGTGGAATATTTGGTCCTATCATGTAAGGATATGGCACGGGATTAACTGAGAAGATTTCAGCGAGCAGCCGGAATTCATTCTTCTGTGCATAGTGCAGTCGCTTGTGGATGCTGCTAATTACTTTTGAGCCTTGCTCGATGAGAGCCACTGTTGTGCCGACTGGAGCATTTGAATTAACGTCAGCGACCTTTGAGTCTGCCACTTGTGCAAATCTTCTGCCAGAGTCAACAACAACTCCCAAAAGTTGGGCAAGCGTTCCAGATGGTTCTTTGTATGGAAGAGGAATAATGGCGTTACGAATATCGCCACCAGGAGCGTCAAGATCGCGGAACTCACCAGGGTTAACAGGCTCATCATCATTGCGAATGCGAACACCACGAGCCTTGAAACCACCTGGTAAATTTGAGAGAGTTCCAGCATCAATAAGCTGGCGTAGTATTGAAGTTGCTGCACGAGACAGCCCTCCTATCATATGAAGTAAGCCAAAACCATAAAAGCCAAAACCAGGCAGAAACTTATAATGAACAAAGTACTGACGCTTACGCCGAAGCATGTCCGTCTCACGCCAGTTGCGAACAACTGATAAAATCTGTCCAGACCCTTCGTCCATTGTGACAATGTAAGGCAGCTTGATACCTGTCGCCTCACCCATCGCATCCATATCCTCAAATCCCTCAAGGTCCAAGTCCACATGGATTTCATGGATTGTAAACATTTCATCAGAGTAACCCGGACGGAGACCTTGGATATCGTCAGATTTACCCCGTATTGTTGAATCAGCCTCTTCATCTTCAGTAGCTGAGAGTGATACGTCACGATATATACCTCCTACTTGTAGCTTTCGGATGTCGTTCTCGCTCATGCGAACTACATGTGTGTACCGCTCGGCAGTCTGTAAATCTGTCGCGCTGTACGGCACAATCAAATCTTCCGCAGGTACAAACTTCGACACAGCCCTCTGTCTCATCGGGTCGAAGTATACCTTCTTGAACGTCGAACCTGTAATAGGCAAATAGAAAAGCATCTGGTCTGTGTCCAGATCATACTCTTCCATCACCTCTGTAACCTGATAGTTCATGAAGTCTTTGACCCGCTGGGCCTGATCTTCAACTTCTTTAGACTGCTGCCCTATAATCTGTGTCTTTACAGGACCACCGGGCGGTAGCATTTCCTTGTATGCCTGTGCCTGAAACTGCGTTACAGCTTCTGACAACAGCGGATGTGTCACACCAGACGCACCCATGAACGGTTCATTCCGCTCTTCATAGTTGATACCCAGCAGTGTCAAACCCTTGGCAATAGCTTCTTCCCAATCTTCACGGGAAGACTTGTCTTCATCAATCTTGCCACCAAGGTCCGAGGACAAAGATCCAAGGATAGCGTCGTCCAACACTTCAGCCAAGTTTGCATTGTGGTCGTAGACTTCAGCCTCGACCTCAACCATTTCCTCATCTCCAGCAATCATAATGCCTTCAGGAAGGTCATCCATTAGTGGAAGTTGGACCTCGGTCATTTGTTCTTCTGCGGTCATGCCGGGGCCACCTGCACCCATTGCAGCTTCTACTAATCTAGGGGGTAATGCCATTAGAATGTCCCTTTAAATGTGCCGCCGCGTTTTTTCATAACCGCGCCGCCTTTTGCATGTTTGGTGCCACCGCCCTTAATTTCTCGTATTTGATCTTCTAATTCCATCAGACTATTTTGTAGAACACTACGAACTTCAGAAGTTCGTATATCTGGGTTGTTCAAACCCTGCTTTATTATTTCTTGCTGATTGCGGATACTGCGAATTATTTCTTCGTCAAGTTCTTTTATCTTAGACATTTAAAATACTCCTTTAAATGTGCCGCCACGGCCTTTTTGTATCGCTCTGCCGTAATTAGGAATGCCTAGTTTGGTGTTCTCTTCCATAATATCGTAGACTTCTTTTTCCCTGTTTGTCAGATTTGTAATGTCATCCAAACCTTTGTTTCGGATGCGCTTCAACTCTGCAACTGAAAAGCCTGCAAGTCTGTTGTCAGCCATTACATTACTTCCCTTGCCATAGCACCGATGCCTGAGTGTATCATCTTTCGTGGTCTCAAGTCTACTTCTCCGCCTTTTGCGCGCCTAATTACGCGGTCCTCGAATATTGCTCTTATCTCAGGGGTGAACCTAAGAACAACTGAATCGTTCGGGACTGTCCTTTCGCCCCCAACGGTTGTTTGATACTTAAAGTTTGATTGTGTTAACTCTTCATAAGAAGGAAACTCAGGGTGTTCTTTTCGTATTATATCTAATGCTTCTATCAAACTTTTTTGATAAGTAAGCTTTGCAACTTCCTCAGAATCCATAATATGCGCACTTTTTTGTGCTTGCCAAGAAGGAAACACAACGCCATCATATCCTTTTTTGACAGCTTCCTGAATAAACGACCTGTACATAAAATGGTTTAACTGAGCAGGGTTTCCAAAAGCAGTTGGAACAGCAAACTTAGGTGCACTGTACTGACGTTCAATCGTGTTCTTAACCATGTCTACTAGTTCATCTTCCCCGTAGTCAGTGGGTCTAATTACAGAGCCTTCGTTTATTTTTTCTCGAACAAGGTCGCCCGTGAATTTGCTCAAAGAAGTTTGAGCTTGTCTTGTTGTTTCTATTGGTACGGTACGACCAAATTCTTCAACAGTATCTTGTCCTGTAAGTCCTATTACTTCACGAATAAAATCATCGTCAGCAGCTTTTTGAGCTTGCCTTGCTACTCCGTAATCTATGTTTGCACTTATAAGAGCTACATTGTCTGGCTCTGCCGCCTTTGCAAAAATAGGAGCCTCTTCTATAATTCGTTCTTTTGCCTGTTGTTCGGGAAGTTGAAGATACTGGCTTTCAAAAATTTCCCTTATATTGGGTTCCCTTTGGAGGTATGAACCTGCTCCAGCAGCTTTAAGCCTGTTGTATAAAGGACCTCCTGTTACTGTTTTTAAACCTACTTCGTGTATCTGATCGGGGGTAGCGTTTCGTAAAAAAGTACGAAGAATATCTATTTCTTCAGCAGGACGACCTAAAGCTTGAAGATCAGACATTGCTTCTGGTGTAGCTAACACATCATTTATTGTTGAAAGTTGTTCGGCTCTATTAGCGGTACGATTTTCCGTCATAGCTTTTAAAGTCATGACAACAGCAGTTCCAGCATTTTCTTCGCCTCTGCCAGTTGCTCGACGTTGAGCCTCCCGAAACTCTGCCATTATTTTTTTATAAGTAAGAGGGAAGCTTTCAATATCTGTAAGACCACGTCCTTCAAAAGCCCCCTCTCCGTTTATCAAATCAATAAGAGTGTCTTCATCTACCTCTGGTCTTTCAGCTAAGTTTACAAGTGCTAGCCGTTCATCTTCAGTAAATTTTTCTGATTCCTGTAGCCTATACGAAAGAGGCAATTGAGTTTCATCGGTCGGATTTTGTCTTCGTACCTGCGCTCCTCTTTGGATAATGTTGTCTGGAATGCCAAAGCTTTCTCTTAAAGTGGTGTTACCAGGCTGACCACCCGCCTTTGCTAAACCAAAAAGAAGTTCGTGAAGTTTTGATCCCTCCGCAAGATCCGCCGCTAAGTCTGTGGCATCTGTATCCGGGTCGATACCAGAAAAATACTGATACTGATTTTCAGTCATTCCATTGCGTGTTGTATAATCGTTTTTAATGGTTTCAAAAATAGCTGCAACTTCTTCACCAAAGTTATTGGCTCTTGCTGATCCGCTGTTCTGGATAAAATCTAAAAACCCTTCATAGTCCCCTAGATATCCAGCCCGGTCCATAACGTCACTAAGTTCTCTAGCCTGTGTGGCTAAAACGTCCACTCGTGAACCATTAGAACCAAAGTCAACTGCTGCTTGGCTAACAAGTTGTGCCCTTAGACTCAAAGCGCGGCTACTAAGTTTCTTTGCACGTTCCCTTAAAGTTTCACTAGGATCTGTTGTATTACGCAAGTTTTTGCTAGCTTCTTCTACAGCATCTAGTTTGTCATTAGCTACACTAAGTCCCGTGCCTTCAAGTTCTTCCTCTACTGACTTCATAAAAAGCAGCATATCTGGGGTAACAGGTTCAATATCGCTTCTAGCTAAAGATTCTGCGTCTTCGCCTGTACCTCTTAAAGCAGATTGTAAGTTTGATTGTCCTTCAAGATAGCCTGCAAATTTTTCTCCGGTTGGCTGAAAAACACCAGGCTGCACCTCTTCAACAGGAGTAATGTTGTCATATCTAACGTGACCGATGTAACCAGGAATCATGTCTGAGCCGCCAAAGTAATCATGCCCAGGCACACCTTTAAATTCTTTGTCCAAAAAGGAAGTTCGTGCTGGATTGTTAAAAATCATTATTGTCGCGTCTGTACCCGCGTTGTTACTAAAAGGATTTTGCTGAGTCCCTAAACTAACAACTTTTGCCGCTGTCTTTGGAGTAACATCCTGTTGCTCTAACATTTGAAAATACTCAGGATCATCCATACCCTGCGGTCTTACAACATCACTTGTCTGAACAGACTTCACAGCAACCTGCGGAGAGACAGTGTTGTACAGATTTAGAATACCTGCTTTAGTCAACGTCACTGGCTCTGCTGTCGGGTCTGCTGCAAGTCTTTGCCGTTCCATCCTCGCATAGTCTTCAAGAACTGACAGAAGTGATGACTGTGGCTGCTTCTGAACATTTTTAGCTGGGTTATCCGGGTCGTCTGATTTTTTGATTTCTTTTGCAAAAACCAACTCACCGTTGTTGTTTTCTTTCAGTTTGATAAAATCAGGAGCTTTACGTTGAGAAGCATTGCGTTCAGTCGTAAACTCACTGAATGACTTATCCTGATTCTTAGACTTGAGATACTTGTTATAGTTAGCTTCGTCTAACGGAACAACCATCGGATCGTCGATGGCACCAAGATTATACAAATCTCTTCGTGCAGAAGACGGCAAGCTTTTAAGAAGTTGTGCTATGCCCTCAAAAGTATACACTTGTTCTTCAGGTAAAAGAGTTAATGCTCTGTGCACAGGTGTGTAATCAATAATTTCACCCTGTACTGACAAAGGCTGTACGGGAGCATCAGGTAAAGTGGTAATCTCTTCTGTAATTGGATATGCCTGTCGGCTTGCTTCAACCGGGTTTCCTACGTCCGTATCTGTCCGGGCAGCAGCAGTAACCAAAGGTTCTACGTCTATTACCTGTTCGGCTGCGGGTAGCGTGGCAATGCCCTCTTGTAGTTGTGCTGCTGTCTCTTCAGCCGTTGCTGGTCGTAAATCATTGGGGTTAATTCTGACCGTTGTGTCTCTAGGAATAAAAATACCTGTTGGAACATGAATACTATCCTCTTCAACATATTCAACCTGTTGAATATCAAACTCTTCGTTTGCATTAAAATCACGAACTTCTACTTCGTCACCCCGCCCCGGTCGGGATTCAGGTAAATTAACAACGGGTATGTCATCAAGAGTAGTTGGAGCCTGTGCACCCGGCGCAACTGCTGCCGGGTCTTCACCACGCATAACTGCTGCTGTCTCTTCAGGCGTTGCCATGCGCTGAGTGACTTCAGTTCTGTTTGCAAATCTAGCTGGACGTTGTTGAGTACCCGCTGTCACAAAATCATCAAGACTGCCCCTTACAGTGGAACCCGCTGGAATTCTTGTGCCTGTTCCAGTGTGAAACATGTCTTCTTGAAATTGAAACAGTTCCATTTCACCCAATGCAGGATCTGCATCTGGACGTGAGAAGTCTAAAATTTCCCCAACATCAGGAATATTGTCCGTGGGTATGTCTGTAATATCCCCCGTAGACTGAAGACGCACAGGCTGCTGCGCTATCTCTTCTGGAATAGCAGGTGGTTCCACTTCACCTGTAAAGCCAACTTGCGGAGTGTCAGATACAAGGTCCGTGGACCGAGAGCCACGTCTCATCAACGCAGGAATACCAAAATCCAAAAGCGGAATCGGTGTTAAAACTTCTGATGCCGTAAAACCCTGTCTGAAGTTAGGGTCTTCAAAATCATCACCAAAACCTGCCAGCCGTGCTATGCCCTCGGCCCCCGCAGCTTTCTGAATGTCCCTAGTAATTCTCCTCATTGGTGGTGAGAAAATTTGATTAGACATACCCGGCAGCATAGGCAGGGGAAGAACGTCGTCATCTTTTTCACGTTCTTCTTCTGTTGGTCTAGGTGCTGGAACTGGGACAGGAACTTCTAATGTATTAAAGAACTCTGACAGCGCAGCGTATTCCTGTGGGCTTTCCGCCAAAGTCAACAGGTTCGCGTCACGTTCCTCTGGACTCATCTCTGCAAGTTCTTTGTACACGGCATTCGGATCTTGGCCCGTGAGCTTTGCTAACAAATCGCCAATAACTGCTGGCAGTCCTATAATGTCAGCAGGTAACCCCACGATTGTAGACGGAATACCAACCCCTATACCCTTTAAGGTTGGTAGGATTTCTGCACGTCTTGCTGCCTGACCAGCAGGAGAAAGCTCATCAAACATAAGTTGACGACCCAGCAAATCACGCTGGACGTTTTCTATCGCTTGTCTTTTTTGACGTTGTCTTGGAGTCTCTGGTCTTGGTTCGGGCAGGGCAACCATTAGTAATACTCTCTTTTGCGCGGCGGTGCGTCGTCTTCAAACTCTTCGCCATCCAATCTAATAAAACCGCCCTGGCGAAAACGCATCAGGGCCATAGTCATACTATCACAAAAGTCATCATGGTCGCCATTAGGAAATGATGCAACCTCTTCGATGACTTCGTCAGCAAATTTTTCCCCAACAGGATACCACACTTTGCCAGATTCAAAAATAGGCGAAACAATATGCATACGCGCAGTCTTGTCCAGACCTCCCCCACCCTTCCGGCGACCGGGGGCAAAGGTCGCAACAGGGAGGTTCAGTAACCGCATTTCATCAGCCAATGGTTGACCAGACGCTTTTGCCTCAATCAACATCAACTCTGGGTCCCAATACTCAAACTCTTCTCGCGCTATGGTTTTAAGCTCTGGAAAGTTCCACCGACCCTTCTTTGCATCCAGCAATATCAGATGCTCCTCAGAATTTTTGTACGGACGAAACACGCCCCACGTTGTAATGGCAGAGTAGTCAGCGGTTTCTTTCTTTGAATACGCGGTGTCGTAAGACTGTATTATGTAGTCTAAATCAGGAATGTCTTCTTCTTCCCACTCCTGCCACCACTCCCGCTTGACCATCGCGGTTTCTTCGGATGTAGGATTTTGTTGCCACTGCGCATTCCATTTGCCCACGGACAACGAAGCTTTGACCTTGAGAAGCTCGTCCTTTTTCCAAAACTCAGGCCATAATGGTTCCCCCGACGGCATAATCGCAGGAAATTCTACAACTTCCCACTGGTCAGCCATTATATCTTTGGCTTGTGCGGTCAGTAACCTGCCCGTGATATCCTTCTTTGACCACCGGGTTTGAACGATAATAATGCTGCCACCAGGCTGGAGTCTCTGTCTAGGACCCGAAGTGTACCATTCATACGCATTATCATAAGCAGATGTGGACAGGGCATCTTGTTCCGAGTGGGGGTCATCAATGATAAGCAAGTCCGCGCCACGACCAGTCATTGCTGCGCCCACCCCAGCAGCAAAGTACTCCCCGCCAGACGCTGTTTCCCATCTACCAGCCGCCTGACTATCCGCTTTCAAGTCCGTGTTCGGAAAAACCTCTTTGTATTTGGGGTCAGCGATGAGGTCACGAACCTTACGTCCAAATCTTACAGCAAGTTCGGTATTCATGGTAGCTTGAATAATTTTTAACTTGGGGTTCCTGCCAAGAAACCAAGACGGCATAAGATAAGATGCAAATTCTGATTTAGAATGTCGGGGTGGCATATTCACAATCAGTCTTTTTAAATCACCGCTTGCGATACGCTCCAGCTTTTCAGCTATGATTCTATGATGGGTCCCCTCTATAAAATTGTCATAGACATGGTGGACGTATGACATGAAGTCTTCTTGCGCTTTGTCACGCAGGTCAAGTCGTTTCGCCTGCTCCTCAAGCAGGTAGATTTCCTTGAGCACGTCATCAGGCAGTAGTTCTAAGCTGGCTGTGTTCTCCATACCCGAACGATAATATACGCGAATGAATTTATCAACCCAACATACACAATGCTAACGCATTGTGTATGTTACGGGCGCAAGGGGGGCGGGGGTCACTATTCCGCCATGCGGAATAGTGACGTGTCCCAAGTAACCCCGGCTTGACTCTTATGTTATCCCATGTTCTAATTTAAGAGCAGGGATAGTCCCTGCGTATTGTAACCAGTCAACGAAAGGATTAATCTGATGACTGACTATATCACAATCAAGACCGACAGCGACGGCACTACAATCTGGTTGCCTGCTGGCGTCAATGTCCAGACCGTAGCACCTAAAGCAGTTGAGCAGCGCAAGACTCAGACTGCTGCCAAGCCTAGAGCAGTCGCCAAGTCTAAAGGCAAGCGCAATCGTATGCTTAACGGCATAACTTGTCAGGAAGCTATTCTGGATGTTCTGACTCAGAAGGATGCCACGCCTAAAGGATTGGCTAGACTTACTGGATACGGGGTGCAAACTTGTTTTGCCGCTATCCATCTGCTGCGTGAAAACGGTCATAATATTGAGAAGCGCAAAGGTCGTAACGGTAAGTACCGTTATTGGGGTCGTAAGGCATTTTCAAAAGCAGTGTTTGGTGACAAGCATGGCGCATAAGACCTTGAAAGACCAGCTACGGTTTCACTATCAGTTCTATCTTTTGATGAACACAGTGGGTCGGACTGAAGAAGCGATGCGGTCATTAGAAAAACTCGAAGGTGTTATCGAAGGCATCAGGCCCGAAATTAAGGCGGTCAATATCGATAACTTGAAGCAATCAGCAAAGTAGAGGACGGGGGACGAAAGTCCCCCGATTTACTGACATGGAAAAAGAACTAGACTGCGTTATCTGTGGTGATCCAATCGAAGAACAAGCCAATGGCTGGAAGTATGGACACAATGCCCAGCCCGTAGCGGAAGGCCAGTGTTGCGACATCTGCAATACCCATGAAGTCATTCCAGCAAGAGTGGCTCAGATATTTGGTTGTTCAATCGATGAGGTTAAGATATGAACATCCAAGCCCATGCCGCTATCTCAGCACTTATGATCTACACGGTTTATCTGTGTATCACACAAGTTTAATACAGCAGGCCCAGCGTAGCTGGGCCTGCATTGTTGTGCCTTGCACCTTGAAACAAAAACCTGCGGTCGCAGGTTTTTGTCTTTCGGTCGCAGGTCGCAGGACACCAAACTGCGGTCGCAGTTTGGTGTAGAAGGTCGCAGGCTCAGGCTTGCAATTGCCCATTACTTGGGATAGAATGGGAGAAGATAATAAGAAAGGAAAAAGCTATGTTATCAAACACCAGTAAAATGCCTGGCTATTCTGTTAGCCTTTCAGCATGGAAATGTAAAACAGGCGACAAGCTAGCGAAGATTAAAGGCTCAGTTTGCCATGATTGCTACGCTAGAAAAGGCCGCTACAACATGCCAAACGTGGTCGACAAAATGGAAGAGCGGTTAAAGTTTTTTAATGCTCTGGATTTTGTGCCTCAGATGGTCGCCATGTTAAACAAAACAAGGTCGCCTTATTTCCGCTGGTTCGATTCAGGCGACGTGCAGAACGTCCGCATGGCCTTAAACATTATTGACGTGGTCAAGGCAACACCAGAAAAGAAACACTGGATTCCCACAAAAGAACGCAAAATTTGGCAGGAAGCATTGAAGCTTGAAGCGCTGCCAGATAATGCTGTCATCAGATACAGCGCAACAATGGTAGACGACACGCCGCCGCAAGATTGGGAACATTCAAGCGCAGTCGTAAAGAATGCCGCGCCAATTGGTCACGAATGCCCAGCACCAACACAAGGCGGAAAGTGTGGCGAATGCCGCGCTTGCTGGTCGCGTGATGTTAAAACCGTTTCATATCACAAACACTAGGACACACAGCGCATCCGTCAGGGTGCGCTGTTTCGTTATGCTTTTTTCCGATAACATTCAGGCGCAGGTCGCAGGTCGCAGGGTCGAGCGGAGTTTTTCGATAACCAAAAGGCGCAGGGTCGCAGGCGCAGATCGCAGATCCCCTGTCCATAACGCCAAAGTCCGCAGGTCATCGGCCCTTGCACCTTGGATTTCCAAAGATTTTTCGCTCTCAAATAAAAATACATCAGGCTCGAAGGACGGCGAAGCAAGAAAAAAAGAAACGCCACCGCACCTAGAATGCGATAAATGCCAAGCAATTTGTGAGGGTTGTAGGGTTATCCCATTTCTTTTTATTATCTTTAATTCAACCCATACTGGTGCGCCATCGATGCACATATATACATCAGGCATTCCCTCTGCCACACGATTCTCAATCCGTTGGCAGTGTGTCTTTTTCGGCAGGTGTTTCTTCAGTGATTGCCAGAGGTTCTTCTCTGTCTTCGATGATTTTGGCATCAGATATTTCCCCCTCGATAAAAGCGTGTGGATAAGATTTCCGCAGTTCTGCCAGACGTGCGACGATATCCTGTTTGGTCATGCTGTCCAACTGGTGGACGTGTTGCTGTTCTCGCCTGTCAATAGTCAGGCCACCCAGAGCGGAACGAATTTTTTCAGCGTTGATTGCGGCAGAATATTGTCCAGCCTCTTCTGCGCCTCTGGACAATTCATCCAGACGTTTAAGCTGGTGCATCAGGGTCACTCCATATCTGCGTTCAGCCGCTTGTCTCAATTCTTTTATCAGTTCGACAACGTCCGGAAAATCTCTGCCGTTCAAAAGTTTGGATGCCATAGTGATAGAAGACTTGTCAGAGTAGCCAGCCATTCTTGCACACTCAGCGTTACTATGTCTGCCCTCGACATAATACTTGGCAAAAGTCTTCTGACGTTCCGTCAGTCCGGCAGGTCTGCCAACTTTGCCTATAGTGTTTTCTGTGGGTTTTTCTTTTTCAGTTTTCATTTTTCGTCTCACGTTCCCCTCATAAGTGTCTTAGTGTCTTGTAAGTGTCTTGTCTACAACCGTTGCTGTACAACAAATAAGACACTTGAGACACTTGAGACACCATTTTCAGAAATATTTTTTTCAAAAAACTTTTTCCGTAGAAAACACTATAGGGATGCATTTTGTTGTTGACTATCCCATGTAATCCTATAGGATTAGATATGAAGTCATCTCAGTATATCGGAGGACAAGTGATATGACAACAGAAGCACAGAAAATACAGGACATAGGTTCGTGGATCGAGGACGGTGATTTTAAATTCATCAACGAAGGTTCAATCGTTTTGGTTCAGCCTATGAATGATGATGCGGCTCAGTGGCTGACACAGACATCTAATGATGCGTATGAGTCTGGTGTTGAGTGGCAGTTCTTTGGTCGTTCCTTGGTCATCGAACCAAGGTTCATGGATAACATTTTATGCCTTCTGAATGATGAAGGCTGGAGGGTAAGCTAATGGGTACAAGAGCGGTATATTTTTTCGAGGAACGTCTGGACGATGATTCCTACTATGGTGTCTACAAACATTATGATGGATACCCACAGGGTGCGGCGGAACACATTGAGGATGCCAAGGCATATGCTTGGCCTCTGCCAAGATGGGAAGCTGATGAATTTGCGGCGGCGTTTGTTGCGGCAAACAAAAACCCCAAGGGCGGTGAGGTTCGACTGCTTCCAAACTTTGAAGCTACATCTATTGAGATGCTGATGGCTGATTATCATTGGTGCGACTTCTACTACATCATCAGTTGGGATGATTACGATAAAGAAATGTTCGTGAGAATTTTTGAAAGTCGCTATGACCCTGAAAACTACGAGGAGTCAAAACACTGGCATGAGACTGCCAGCATGAGGCACAGCGAAATGCTCCGCGCATATGCAGAGGCAAGCTGATGAAAAATTGCTGGATTGTTGAGTACAAGCTGAAGGGCGAAAAGGAATGGGAAGCTGAGAAGTGGTTTCCCATTACCGAAGCCGTATCGATCAACGGTCAGGCTGTTGCTGGTATTGGTGATGATGACCGCTTCTGTGTAAACGAAGGTCGGGCGGCAGTGTATGTCCGTCACCAGAACAGAGTCTGGGGTGAGAAGATTAAGTATAGATATCGTGCGGACTATGCTGAATGGCTGGACGATTTCGACAAGTCAAAAGAATATAACTGGATATTCAGGAGAACAGAATGGGCAAGCTAAAACAGACCTTCTGCATTCGTGACAATGCGAATGGGTCTATTTATCCCAGAATGAGATTGGAAGACATTCTGGAAGAAATCAACCGTGACCGTTCAGACGAATGGACTGACTATGATGAGTCCGATTGGCGTGAGGGTTTGGAACAATTCACTTGCTGGGAGGTGATAGAAAATGGGCAAGCTTAAACAGTTGATGATTGAAGAGATGGACATGGCGAATGAACATGGTGACCTGATGGGTGACGGCATCATGTTCACCACCCACCCGACTGATAACATCAAGTGGGGTGATCTAAAAATGTTTATCGACAGATTGGAAAAATACTACGAACTTATGGATCGTGAGATTATTGCAATCAAAAGCTATCACAATGCTGGCTGGGATTTCATGTCGAACAGTCAGGAAAAGCCGCCAGAGAATGGCATTGAAATTCAATGGAAAGAAAAAGACACAGAATGGAAGGGAATGTGGATATGAATAATCAACAGAAGAAAATGCGGATGTCATATAACGATTGGACAGAGTCAACAGGAATGCTGGAACCGCCAATCCTGACGGTGGCGCATCAGTATCCGTTTGATTGGTGGGCAGATACTGCCGAAAATATTTGGATTACTGCACTGGAAGGGGGCAGTACACACTGGATAGATTACATCGACACGAAGGGCAAAGACCTGAAGGACGGCAAGCAGACACTGCAAAACTTTCCGGTGACAGTTTATCACGGCAGTGAAGGCTGGGGAGAAAAGGAAAGTGAAGTGGCACACGGTACGTCACTGAGAATTATCACCAAGGGCATTCAACTGCTGGGTTCATGGCACATTATGTCGTCTGTCATGCAGGAGGATATCGATGCTGAGATTGCAGACCAGATTATTCAACGTGGTTTATTTGGGGAGTTGATTTATGTCTGAAGTTAAAAAATCATTTGAGCGCATACAGCGTAGGCGCATGGTTCTGACTGTGGTTGGTAACAGCGGCAGTGGTTATGACCTACGGAACAGGGAACAGTGTGTGTTTTATTTTGGTGACGGGCAGTTCATTCTGCGCCCGATAACTGTCAGGACAGGAAACTGTGAGGAGGACTGCACAGCCATTCACATGGGTGGCAGTGGAGATGACTGGTTCTACGTTTTGGAAGACATCGAAACAATCAACGAATTTTTATTTGGAGTGCACTGACATGGCAAAAAAACAGAAATCAATGGTAATTGAATTACCACAAGAACAGGCGAATGCAATCATGGTAATGCTGGAAAGTGATCTGGAATCCATATTTAATTATGGTGGTGGCATTGACCCGATAGCAGATTGGGAAACCATCCACTATCATGCGTATCAACTGCTGGCCTACCAAGCTTTCAAAGAAAAATATCTGGAGACTTACGATGCCTAGAGTAATTATTTCATGGGAATGGGAAGATGCCTTCTCAAAGTTTGGGTTCGGTGACGGTGATGGCTGGAACGGAACGCATGAGGTCGAGGGTGAGATTGAAAGCCTTGGCTATGAGGTCGAGACGGATAGCTGGGGCTGTCACAATTACATGATCTTTGACATCAAGAAGGACGGCAAGTCCATCCTGTTTCCAGAAGGCAAAGAACATGGACACAATCTGGATGACTGGTTGCCTGAGATACAACAAAGGATCAGGGATCGAGATCCGTCAAAAATTGTGTATGAAGACCCCAGCCGTAGGTCGCTTGAACCACTGGGCTATGAAGAGCCACGCCTGTATCTACCGGACGACATCATCAAACATCTGGACAGTGTCTTTACGGACGAATGGGAGGAACCTTATGACTGATTATCATTGCACAGAGTGTGGCGCACAGGCGATAGTAGTAGAGCAGAGGCAGTACTACTGCCCCAAGTGTTGGTTCAAGTTGTTTACGAAGGTATATGATGATGACAAAATTAAAAACCGTAAGTTCAGGATCGAAGAAAAATCAAAGGTACTACAGGGTCGGGTTGGTCGTTGAGTTTTACAAAGACCAGTTCGTTAAGGCCGTAGACGAAGAAGAAGCTAAAGAACTTGCAGAAAACAGGTTGCGTAGACGCACAGGTTTGATGAACAGTCTGGGCTTTTCAATAGGTGATCTTGAAATCATAGACGTGGAAGCAAAAGAATGAAGAACAAGCAGGACGAAAAGCTAGGCGAAGCAGCCGCAGAAATTGTGAGCGACACCGTTCATACTTTGAATGAACTGGGCATCGACCAGGATTATGCCGCCTATTTGCTGCTGTCCGCAGGCATGGGGCTGGCAATCATGGGCAACCGCAATAGCCCTATCATTACTACCCAGCTACTGGCGTCAGCGATGATGGTTGCCAACCAACAGATTATGCACATGGAGGATGATGACGATGACAAACCTAAATACCACTGAGCCGCAGTTCACACTGCCTTCAAGTAACTGCCCAAGATGTTCAAGCAACTTATCGTTGAACAAAGCGACAGGTGATATAGCTTGTGGCGTGTGTGGCCTTGAAATTATTGACAGTTGGATGGTATCTGATAGGATATCAGACAGTAACGAGGAGTCCGATATGGAAACACATTTGTTACCTGACGAAGCCACCATCGCGGCTAAAGAACCGAGGATGAAGTGGCAAGAAGCGGTGACTACCATTGATAAAGTCATAGAAGATTGGCTGACTGATGGCGGTGACGTGGGTGGTGAGGTAGAAGCCAACATCCGTGCCGCATGGCATAGAATTTTACAGGGCTGATTATGACTGATGACAATGTAGTTTATCTACACAGCAAACTTGTGTTTAAAAAAGACCCCGTACCTACCGTCTGTGAAGTGGCAGGACAGATGTTAAAGGACGTGGTTATTTTGGGGGAAGCGGAAGACGGCACTGTAAAGATGATGACAACGCAGCCCGATCCCGCTGAATTATTATTCTATCTTGAGTCTGCCAAGTTCGCCATCATGTCAGGTGGCATGGATGAAGATGAGGATTAGATGTTCAGGTACAAGACGAAACCATATGAGCACCAGAAGGTTGCCCTTGAGAAGTCGTACGACAACCAAAACTTTGGGTACTTCATGGAGATGGGATGCGGCAAGTCAAAGGTCTTGCTCGACAACATCACATGGTTATACGACAACAAACTTATCGACACAGCAGTTATCGTTGCGCCGAAGGGTGTGTATAGAAACTGGGAGGTATCAGAAATACCAACTCACCTTCCAGAAAACATTCAACCCGAAGTTTATGTATGGAGTGCGAACCCGAACAAGGGTCAACGTGAAAGATTGTCGGAGGGTGTTAATAAGACACGGACTCTTCGCATACTGCTCGTCAATGTCGAAGCATTTGGAGCGTCGAAGAAGGTGCTTCAATATCTGGAACACTTTGTACGCGACTCGACTTTCCTACTTGCGGTCGATGAAAGCACAACTATTAAGAACCCCAAGGCCAAGCGGACTAAAGCTTTGGTTAAGCTTGGTCAGAGTGCAACGTACAAACGCATCCTTACCGGATCGCCCGTTACGAAATCGCCTATGGATTTGTATGCACAGTGTGGATTTATGGACAAGAACTTGCTGGGATTCGACAGCTACTATTCGTTCCAAGGACGGTACGCTATTACAAGGACTCAGCGCATGGGTTCGCACAATTTTCAGCAGATTGTGGGCTACCGTAACTTAGCTGAACTGAGTGACAAGCTGGACAGCTTTTCTTTTAGGGTTACAAAAGAAGAAGCTCTTGACCTACCCGACAAGATCTACACCGTTCGTGAAGTCGGGGTGACCGACGAACAGTTGAAGTACTATCACTCAATCAAGACAGCAGCTATGGCGTTGCTTGATGACGGTGAACTGGTATCTGCACCAGCTATTATGACACAGCTATTGCGACTACAGCAGGTGCTGTGCGGTCACGTTATGACAGACGATGGTGAACTGGTAGAGTTCCCAACCAAGCGCATGGATGCCTTGCTTGATACGCTGGAAGAAATGTCGGGTAAGGTAATCATCTGGTCACGATTCAGGTACGACATACGAAAGATAACCGTGATGCTGGAGTCAAAGTATGGGCCAGGATCTACAGTCAGCTACTTCGGTGACACGTCTGATGAGGACAGGCAAGCTGCGATACAAGCGTTCCAGTTTGGAGATGCAAGGTTCTTCGTTGCCAACCCACAGACGGCAGGCTATGGCCTGACACTGACGGCTGCAACCAATGTGATCTACTATGCCAATGACTTCAATCTTGAGACACGGGTTCAGTCTGAGGATCGTGCTCATCGCATTGGTCAGCATCATCCGGTAACGTATGTTGACCTGATGACAAAGGGCACGGTTGATGTTCACATTGTGAAGACTCTTCGGAACAAGATTGATCTATCAGCGAAGACGTTGGGTGAAGAAGCCCGTCAATGGTTGGAACTTGACCCCCGTCGAAGTGCCGATTAGATGCCTGTTGTTCTGCATATTTCACAGCGTGGTTTTGTGGCGAATGGGATAGCTGGTACGGGTACAAGGCACAGGACCCAGTTTCGAGGTCCACATACAGAAGTCGGACACCCAGTTTCTTTTGGATGTCTGTTAACAGACGTGAGATTATCGAGCCGTTTTTTCTACGGCCCACAGTCTTCACGTCAAACAACAACAATTCACCCTTCGGGGTGAGGGCGATGAGGTCTATTGGGCCTTGTTCAATAAACGGAGTGTAGACATAACAGTTTTGGGACATCAACCAAGAAGCTGCAATGAGTTCAGATCTTTTACCATCACGAACCTGATGTGCTGGTCTCATTTTTTTCTTGACCCCCCGATCAATTATGATGTACGCTATGACGGTAACACAGTATTTTGAAGGTTGCAAACATGGACACCACCAAATGGAAATCAATCGCGGTTGAGGTACAGATATATGAGTACCTAAAGCAACGCGCACAGCAAAACGACAGAAGTGTGAGCAAGGAATTGACACACATACTGAAGGAAAAACGTGCACAAGAAGCCGCTTGACATACCCAAGGGGAGTGGGTTAAGACTCTCCACCACACCCGAAGGGGTTAAACTTTAACGTAGAAAGTACAGGAGAATGTACGATGAGCGATGTGTTTTCGCTATTTGATGAGGAAGTCGATGCCTCTAAGTTCGACAAGGTGAATGATGAGAAGGGCAAGACATTGTCCGATCTCATCCGCCAGTCTATGAAGATCGATGAAGAGATTGCACAAGCAGAGCAGTATCTGAAGGATCTTAAATTCAAGAAACGCAAAGTGAATGAAGAAGACATACCTTCCCTGATGCAGGAGATGGGCATGGATTCTGTTACGGTCGATGGCAACAAGGTTGCTTTGCGGCAGTTCGTTCATGCGCGTATCCCAGAAGAAAAGAAAGATGAAGCATACAACTGGCTTCGTTCTATCGGAGAAGGTGACATCATCAAGAACGATGTCGTCGTGTCTTTCGGTTCTGGTCAGGACAACATGGCAGGGGCTGTCGTAGATGACCTCCGCAATCAGGGTCTTGAGCCAGCGCAAAAGACACACGTCCACCCACAGACGTTAAAGGCGTGGGTCAAAGGACGCATCGAGGCAGGTAAGGATATCGACTTCGATACCTTCGGTGTGTACGTCGGAACTGAAGCTACAATTAAGAGGAGCTAGTCATGGCTGAAGCAGCAGTAGTAAAAAAAGAAAGCACAGCAGTTGCTAATATCATGGACGATCTGTACGAAGCGGCAGGTCAGGGCATGGAAACCATTGGTGCAGATGATATGCAGATTCCGTTCTTGCGGATTCTCCAGCCTCTGTCACCGCAGTTAATAAAGAACGACCCGAAGTTTATCAAAGGCGCATCCGCTGGCGATATCTTCAACACCGTAACTGGTGAGTTCTGGGAAGCTGATGAAGGTGTGAACGTATTAATGTGCGCGTACACCACGAAGTTTCTGGAGTTCCAGTTGCGTGAAAACGGTGGTGGATTTATGGGTGAGTTGGATGCAAACAACCCAGACGTTCGCCAGACCAACCGTGTTGGTGCAAATGAAATGCTGCCGAATGGCAACGAACTTGTTCGCTCTGCACAGTTCCTTGTGCTTGCGTACAACGCTGACGGCATGACCACGCAAATGATCTGTGACATGAAGAAGACACAGATGAAGATTGCGAAGCAGTGGAATACCCGTCGCGCTGGTTTGAAGATCATGCACCCAAGCAAGGGCCTGTTCAACCCACCGATGTGGGCTGTGCCGTGGAAGCTGACCTCGACCCAAGAGTCCAACGACAAAGGTTCGTGGTTCAACTACCAAGTGCAGCAGCTTGAGATGGAGTCCGTGCCGATGCCTGCATTGCAGGAAGCGCGTGACTTGTACAACTCATACCGTGCCGGAGAGATTAAGATGAGTACAGGTGAAGACAGTCAGACTGATACAGTCACGACTGACGAAACAGACGTACCATTTTAAGCCAGTAGGGGGCGGGTGTTTCCTTTCCTTTCTTCCCGTCCCCACCCTCTCTGCCCGGAGTGAGTTATGAACCAAGCTGAACGGTTCATGGCGGCATTTGAAGGCTTCAGTGCCGCGCATGGACAGACACAAATATCAGATGAAAGACGCGCTGGAAAACAAAAGGCGAAGTCAATCATCGTTCGGAAGCCACTAACCTTGGAGCTTATTGTCGCACACCTTGAGGGTAAGCACGGCGTAGGTTCTATACCCATCAACGAAAACAGCCAATGTAAGTTCGGTGCGCTGGACATTGACCAGTATCCACTGGACCTTGTCGCACTTGACAAGAAGCTGCGTGACAACGATATTCCATGTGTGGTCTGCCGCTCGAAGTCAGGTGGTGCCCACATTTTTTTCTTCTTTACAGAATTTTTTAGCGCAGGTGTTTTCCGTGACAAAGCCACAGAGATTGCTGCCTACCTTGGATACGGTGGCTGCGAAATATTCCCGAAGCAAGAAGAGATTCTTGTCGAGCGTGGCGATGTTGGAAACTTCATTAACCTTCCGTACTTTGATGCGGAACAGACGATGCGTTACGCTGTCAAAGAAGATGGAGACGAAGCGGACCTTACCGAATTTCTGGATATAGTAGAAGCCAGAAGAACCAACCCCAAAGATTTTGAAAAGCTACAACTTGGTGACCCTGTCAATGAGTTTGAACAGTGGGCACCGTGCCTGTCACATATGTTTAGTCAGGGCATACCAGAGGGTACGCGCAACACAGTTATGTTCGCTGCCGCTGTTGGTGCCAAGAAAGAACAACCTGAAAAGTGGAGAGAACGTCTTGAAGAAATTAATGTCAAATACTGTACGCCCCCTTTACCAGCTTCTGAAATCGTCACTATTCAGTCTCAACACGAGAAGAAGGAATATGGTTTCCCCTGTGATCAAGAACCCCTCAAGTCGTTCTGCAACAAAAGCCTCTGCAAAACGAAGACATGTGGAATAGGTAGCCACGTTCAGCATGTGGAGATCACTGGTCTGTGCGTGGTTAAGTCCGAACCGCCTGTCTGGTTCTGTGATGTAGGTGGTCGCCGTGTCGAACTAACAACCGATGACCTGCAAACATCACAGCGTTTTCAAAAAGCTTGCATGGAACAGATTCATGTCATGCCGCCAATGATGAAGACGGCTGATTGGCAAGAGGTTGTGTCCATGTTGATGGATGGCATGAGTGAAATAGATGTGCCGGAAGAACTTACCTATAAAGGCCAGTTCATGGACCTGCTAGAAGCGTTCTGTGATGGTCGGGTACAAGCCCAGTCTGCCGAAGAGATCGCACTTGGCAAGCCCTTCACGGACGAAGAAGAGGGGGTTACATACTTCAAGCTAGAGGCACTGCTAAAGTATTTACGCAACCAAAAGTTTGACAGTTACAGCCGTGGTCAGATTCAAGAGCGGTTAAAAGAACTGAACGACAATGGCACAGCAAACGGCAAAAAGTATTTTGACACTACCAAAGGACAGCAAAAACAACTGCGCGTTTGGTGGGTGCCAGCGTTTAATACCGAGGTCCAAGTGCCAAGCATCCAGCTTGACAGTGAGGTGCCGTTCTAATGCAGACCACAATCTTTGGGCCACCAGGCACAGGCAAAACAACCAAGCTTATATCTATCGTCAAGCAGGAACTTGAAGATGGTACAAGGCCGGAGGATATAGCGTTCGTGTCCTTCAGCCGTAAGGCAGCGGACGAAGCGCGGACTCGTGCTTCCGCTGCGCTGAGTATGAACCCTGATCAAATGGTTTGGTTTCGTACTCTGCATTCGATGGCTTTTCAGTATCAAGGTCTTAGTGGTAGGCAGGTACTGAAAGGGAATGACTTCACGCAACTTAGTCAGATACTGGGGGTAGAGTTTTCATCCAACGCCTCTATCCGTATGGAAGATGGGCAACTCTTCTCACCGGGCAAGGGTGGAGATGCTTATCTATCCATGATCCAGTTGGCTAGGGTGCGTGGAGTCAGCCTCGAACAGCAGTTCAGTGACACCAACAACAGGCACTTACACTACCAGCAACTGAAGGTGGTGGACGAAGTGCTGCGTGACTACAAGCGTGACACAGGTAAGCTGGACTTTGTGGACATGATTGACCGCTTCATAGAACAGGGCGAAGGTCCGAGGTTGGAGGTCCTGATAGTTGATGAGGCGCAAGACTTGGCCCCGTTACAGTGGCGCATGGTTCATGAGGTGTTGAAGCCACGGGCAAAGCGTATCTATTTTGCAGGCGATGATGACCAATGCATCTACTCTTGGATGGGTGTAAACGTGCGTGACTTCTTGAATGCATCAGACAATAAGATGGTGTTAGATAAATCATATCGTCTTCCACGAAACATATATAACGTAGCGGATTCTCTGGTAAATAGAGTGGTTGTGCGACAGCCAAAAGTGTGGTCACCTGTAAGTGAGGCTGGGCAAGTTGTCTGGCATCACGACATCATGGACCTCAACTTTAACAGCGGCGAGTGGCTGATCCTTGCTCGAACAAACTACATCGCTAATAAGATTGCTACAGACCTCAAGGAACAGGGATACTTGTTCTGGCGTGAAGGTTCTGGTTGGTCCATCTCACCCAATGTACTAACTGGAATAGAGGTATGGCTTAAATTATGCAAAGGTTTGACCGTCACAGCGACAGAACTAAAGACATTATCTACATTATTAAAATCGGATATCGTGACCAAATCTGGAAGGAAGAACTTAGCCACCCTCGACAACGAAATGCCCTACGCTCTCGACGACGTAAAAGGGAACTTCACTACGAACGACTTGAAAGAGAAGCCTTGGCACGAAGTATTGAAAGTGGCGGAGCGGGAAAGAATATACATTACTTCTGTTCGGCGGATGGGGGAAAAGATCCTGACGGACAAGCCGAGGATCAAGATATCAACGATACACAAAGCAAAGGGTGGCGAGGCGGATAACGTCGCCCTTCTTTTAGATTCATCCAGAGCCTGCGTTGAAAGCGAAGATCAGGACGGCGAAGTTCGCACGTTCTATGTTGGACTGACTCGTGCTAAAAAAGCACTACACATTATCGAATCACAATCACAGTATGGGTTTGCACTATGAAAGACAGAAAGTATTTCTTGGACACAGCCGAGACACTAATCAATGGTCCGAGGGCCAAGGATTATGGTCCGGCTAAGATGAACCACGAGCGGATAGCAAAGATATGGGGTATCATACTGAAACGTGACATCAGTCCTGAAGAAGTAGTGGCTTGTATGGTGGGCCTGAAGCTGGCGCGTCTGGCAGAGGACATCAGCAAGGACGATTCATGGGTAGACATCATAGGCTATGCAGCGTTGGGCGGGGAGATTATAAACGATGAAGGTTGATTTGTTTGATCCAGAAAGTGAAAGCTGGTTACCGCCGTCTAACTTTCCAGACCTGACGAGCTGTGACAGGATAGCTATTGACTTGGAAACAAAAGACCCAAACCTGACCACGTTAGGCCCAGGCTGGTGTCGTGACGACGGGTATGTCATAGGGTATGCCGTTGCCGCTGGAGATTTTGTTGGCTACTTTCCTGTCCGTCATGAGTCCGGCAACCTGCCAGAGAAGAAGGTTGTCAACTGGTTGAAAAAGCAACTGGCTACACCGCACATAGAAAAGGTCATGCACAATTGTATGTATGACCTTGGTTGGTTGCGTTGGGCAGGAATAGAAGTACAGGGCAAAATTATTGACACAATGATAGCGGCACCACTCCTGAACGAAAACAGACGCTATTACAATTTGAACTCTTTGTCCGGTGAGTATCTGGGGGAATGGAAGAACGAAAAGATGTTACGGTCTGCGGCAGATATGTATGGCGTAGATCCAAAAGCCGAGATGTGGAAGCTGGACTCCACTTTTGTTGGACGGTATGCCGAACAAGATGCGGCAGTAACCTTACGTCTTTGGGACAGACTACGCGGTGACCTTGTCAACGATGAGTGCACTGGTATATTTGATCTTGAGTCAAGCCTGCTGCCTGTACTTTTAGACATGAAGACACGCGGCGTAAGGGTTGATATTGATAAAGCTGAACAAGTTCAAAAGGAACTGAAGCGCAGGGAAGACGCACTGTTACTTGAAATAAAGGATCTTACCCAAGTCAGTGTGGAACCGTGGGTCGCCACATCTATAGCAAAGGCGTTCGACGCTGTCGGGCTGACCTACGAGAGGACAAAGAATACGAATGCTCCGTCCTTTACAAAACAATTTCTTGCGAATCATGAGCACCCACTGGCGCAGAAGATTGTGCGCCTTCGTGAGTTTAA